TATCGAGTAACCCGCTCTTGGGTAAGAGCTGATTTTATTAACAATTCCCAAAAGCCGCATATTTATGTTAACCCGACAGAATCACAAGGTGGAACCCTTGAATGTCCTTTCTTCTTTCCTAAGAATGCCATGGACATCGTGAGCAAAGACTGGTCAAAGATGGGAAACATTACCTTATCTGCCTTGCAAATGTTGAAACATGCCAACGGTGCCACTGCACCTGTAACTGTATCAGTGTTTGCTTGGGCTGAGAACGTTTCCTATTCTATACCCACTCACTATGAACCAGTTCCTAGCGCCCTTTTCACATCGCCTAACCAACGTCTTCGTGAGGAATTCCTTGCTGAGGCAGGTGATGAATATGGTCAAGGCCCAATTTCTAAGCCAGCATCTGCTGTTGCCCGTGTGGCAGGAACATTATCCAAAGTTCCTTACATAGGTAATTTAGCAAGAGCAACTGAGATTGGTGCAAAAGCAATATCTGGAATCTCTTCTATTTTCGGGTATTCAGCTCCCACCGACCTTCATAGGCCGATGATGATACCAACAACAACCAAGAATTTTGCTGCATCTAATATGCCTTCTGATTGCGCAAAACTGACGATGGACTGTAAGCAGGAAATTTCCATTGATCCCACTATTTTAGGATTACCCCCAGTGGACGAAATGACCATTTCTTCCATAGCATCTAGAGAATCTTTCTTAACCAGTTTTAATTGGCGAGTGTCTGATGTTGAAGAGCAGTTGTTGTGGAATTTTTATGTTGATCCTTGTCAAGCTGAGTTGTACATCAACCCTAATGATGAAGATGAAACCCACATGACTGCTTCTTGCGTAGCTGCCCTACCATTTAAGTATTGGAGGGGTACTACACGTTTTCGTTTCCAAATTGTGTCCTCAAATTACCATAAAGGACGTATCAAGGTGGTTTACGATCCTCACGGAGGAGCAGGCAGCTCCCCGTATAACACTGCCTATACTCATGTCCATGATATCGAGGAAGTTAGAGACTTCACGATGGATGTGGGTTGGGGTCAACCAGACATGTTTCGAGAGCACATCCCTAATGCCTTAATTGGAAATTCGGGTTATGCTTCAAGTAATTCTCCTCTGGGTCCTCAAATACACTCTAATGGAGTCCTCAGCATTTATGTGGTGAACACTTTGACTGTTCCCAACAGTGTCATTCAAGATAATGATATCCAAGTCAATTGTTTCATTTCTATGCTAGACGATTTCCAAGTCGCGGAGCCCAGTGCTGACGTGTTTAAATGGCGTCTGACTCCTGAGTCGCCCCCTGTGCCATTGAATTTCGTTCCAGAAGCTGGGGAGGAACAAACAGAGACAGACATGTCCAACGAGGGTTGGGTTAGTGACCCACCTTCACTAACCACTTTTGCTGCACCAGCTGCTGATGAGCCGAACATTAACCACTTATTCTTTGGTGAGACTATATGTTCCTTCAGACAGCTTGTGAGACGACAGCAACTGCAAGAGATACTGTACAAAACTTCACAGAATCTCTTTTCAATTGAAACTTTCTACAGAACTGCATTCCCAGCTATGGGTGGGTTTTGGCCATACAGCGACAGCACAATGTTGACTAATATTGGTAGGGTTCGCCCGTATGTTTACACATCTACCAACTACATCAACTTCATTACCCCGTGCTATGCTGGTTATAGAGGAGGTTTCAGGTGGTGTTTTGACACCACAAACCTGGCAACTGCTAACGCTGTTTATAACAATGCATCGTACAGTGTCACACGCACTTCTTCTGCTGCAAACACTAATATTGTCACCGAACTGTCTCCACCTAGCGACAGTTCCACTAAAAGTGTTTTGCTTTCGAGATTAGGAGCTGATGGCATGTCAGGGACCACACGGTGGAACACCATTGTCAATCCTGTTCATACCGTGGAAATTCCGTTTTATTCCAATATGCGTTTTCGTCCAGCGCGCACCAAACCTACTTACGCGGAGGTGCCGGAATTGAACACCAATGGCTTTAAGTTGGATTTTATCGACAACTTTTCGCAAGAAACAACTGCGAAAGCCGACCTTGCATATATCTATTGTAGTGCAGCCGAAGATTTTCAGTGCTACTTTTGGGTTGGTCCCCCAATTTATTACAAAGAACTTGCGATCCCCTCCAGCTGAGGGGGTTCCAAGTTGCAGAACCCCTTGGGTAGCACCCTAGTTATTTATAACTGGGGACACAGTACTAAGCGACTGTGCCCGTAGCGAGCAATTCGAAAAACTGTTTGCAAGAAGTCCAGTGTCCGTAAGGAGTAAATCTGGTTGAGCAGCAGTCTGGGAAGTGACGTCCCAGCGTCTAAAATAGTCTGTTTCACTGTGGGTGAGTCCCCCACAACGGTGCCAACATTAAAGGTGTCGTGAAGCAATGTTAAGTAATTTAGAATACTATCTTTTTATCTCA